TTTTTACTTTCCCGAGATTGAAATGTACGACAAAGATGAACGCGAAGAAGCGTTTGAGGATTACGCAGCATTATTAGTCATGGCTGGAGACTGTACACCAATACCATCTGTGCTGTGCTAATATAACCGACGTGCGACCGGATTGTCCGACCGCACATAACTATGGAGGCCTTATGGCTATTAACTTAAAAACAACGTCGTCTGTTGCGGCGACCGGAGTCAAGATGCTCGTTTACGGGCAGGCTGGCGCTGGTAAAACAACATTAATTAAGACCATGCCAAATCCGATAATCCTGTCGGCAGAAGGCGGTCTTTTGTCAATCAACGATGCTGATATACCGTACATCGAGATTGGCAGCATGGCGGACTTACGCGATGCATATACATGGCTCGGAGAGAACTCTAAGGACTTCTCATCCATCGCCATTGATAGCATCTCTGAGATCGCCGAAGTCGTTCTTAACTACGAAAAGAAAAACACGAAAGATCCTAGGCAGGCATACGGCTCGATGCAAGAGCAGATGACGGACTTGATCCGAGCCTTTCGTGATATCCCGATGCACGTCCTCATGACCGCCAAGCTAGAAAAGATGACGGATGAGCTTGGGCGTGTTTTGTACGCACCATCGATGCCGGGCAACAAGATCGGTCAGCAACTGCCGTACTTCTTTGATGAAGTGCTGGCGTTACGGATTGAGAAGGATGCCGATGGCAACACATGGCGCGGGATAAAGTGCGTTGGCGATGCCTCATGGCAAGCAAAGGATCGTTCTGGCAAGCTCGATGAGTGGGAGGCTCCTGACATTGGCCAATTAATCCAGAAGATCGGAGGGCATAATGGATGAGTTCGCACAACTCTCGGAAGCGTGGCTCAACGCCAAAGAACGGGAAAGGCAAGCAGTTAACGACAGACGATCAGTTGAGGATCGCTTGGCAGAAATACTGGAACTTGACGAAACCGTTGAAGGTACAGTCAACATCGAAAAAGGACGAATGAAAGTAAAAGTGGTTAATCGATTGAATCACAAAGTCGATGCAGACAAGTTGCAAGACATTGCAAATGAGTCTGGATTAAGTGACCACTTGCCGACATTGTTCCGATGGAAGCCAGAAATAAATATGTCCAGTTGGCGTAAAGCTGACGAAGGCATTACCAAAGTATTGCTAGGCGCTATTACAACTACACCTAGCAGACCTAGTTTTTCAATTTCTTTAGAAGGAGAATGATATGAGTGATTTAGATTTTGATTCTTATGATTTGGTTGTAGACGATGAGCCAAAAGAATACACGACGCTACCTGACGGCTGGTACGACGCTCGCATTATGGGAGCCGAGTTAAAAACCACCAAGGCTGGTAATGGACGCTTTATTTCAGTAAGATACGACATTATTGGTAATGATTACGCTGGTCGCGTTGTGTTTGGAAACGTAACAATCAACAATCCAAACGCGCAGGCTGAGGCAATCGGAAGGAAACAGTTGAGTCAAATTGCTGCGGCAGGAGGACTGTCAAGTTTACCGAAGAATACCGACGAGCTAATTGGTATGGACTTAAAAATTAAAGTCACTACCAGAGCCGCAACTGATCAATACGCCGCACAAAACGACGTGCGCGATTGGAAACCTCTGACCGGGGGATCGCCAGTTCCAACTGCTCAAAAGGCAGCCAATGGAGCAGCGCCTTGGGCTAAACGATAAACAAGGGGCTTCGGCCCCTTTTCTTTAGGAGCATCATGAGCAAAATAGTCGAACTGATAGATAAATACCATGCAGAAAATACCGATACTCAACGTGGACACATGGGCGGATCATTGCTCGGACACAAATGCGAAAGATATCTCTGGTATATGTTTCGTTGGACTTTTGCTGAACACTTCCCGGGGCGTATGCGTCGTCTGTTTAGACGTGGTCAATTAGAAGAAAGAGTCATAGTCTCAGACTTACGAGCAATTGGCATAGACATTCGTAACGTTGGCGACAATCAATCAAAAGTAGAGTTTGGTACGCACGTTAGCGGAAGCGTTGACGGCATCATTCATCGAGGAGTGCCGGGACACGAAGAGGAAAAGTTTATTGCTGAGTTTAAGACGCACAACAAAAACTCATTTAACAAAGTGGCTTCAACAGGAGTCAAAGAAGCCAAGCCAATGCATTACGCGCAGATGCAAGTTTATATGCTTGGCAAGCAGATTCATAAGGCGTTATACGTTGCCGTTTGCAAAGATAACGATGAACTGTACACCGAGATCGTTGATTTCGACGAACAGTTTGCAGAAAGGTTATTGCATAAGGGCAATGCAATTACATTGTCAAATGAAGCTCCGCCGAGGATATCTAACGATCCTAGCTGGTTTGTTTGTAAGGGATGCCCGGCTCGACATATTTGTCACGAGGGACAGCCTACTAAGCAAATCAATTGCAGAACGTGCGCTCATTCAACTCCAAAAGAAGATGGCACATGGGATTGCGAAAGATTTAATGCGGAAGAAATTCCAGAGGACTTTCAGCATAAGGGATGCGACTCGCACGTCCTACATCCTGACGTTGTGCCGTGGACTCGATTGGAGAGTAGCGATCCTAACGAGGCCGTATGGGAAATTAACGGTCAGTTTATTAGAAACGGCGAAGGCGATGCAAACACATACGCCAGCACAGAATTAGTGAGCAATCTTGATGCCTGTTTGAAGCCAGATCAATTTATTACAGACTTGCGTTTTGATGGAGGAAAGATAATAGGATGAAAAAACAATTAGATTTAATTGAAAAAACAATTTTACATGAGCATTGGATTGATATGCCTGAATTTATTCAAGAAAAACAAAAACCATTTGCTCAAATTATTGTTCGATTTGAGTCAGAAAATGACTTAAACGAATTTGCAAAAATGATTAATCAAAAATTGACGACAAAAACAAAAAGTATATGGCATCCGCATAAACCGCACATGAGAAGCATACGCATGGAATGGCAAGATGAATCCTAATCATCCTATATATATTGTTTCTAAAGGTCGCTGGGAATCTAGACTGACAAGTAAGGCGCTTGAATATATGAATGTGCCGTATTTCATAGTTGTAGAGCATGAGGAATACAACAAGTATGCAAGCGTAATTGATGAGCGGAAAATTCTTGTTTTGCCGCAAAAGTATATTGATGAATATGATACGTTTTGGCCAAAAAATGAGGATAAGCGAACAGGTCCGGGAGCCGCTCGTAATTTCGCATGGGAACATTCAATTGAATATGGACATAAGTATCACTGGGTAATGGACGATAATTTAGATGCGTTTCATAGATTAAATAGAAACGAAAAGTGGGAGACTAATACTGGAACAGTGTTCCGTTGTATGGAAGATTTTACTAAACGCTACACAAACGTCGCCATTTCAGGCCCAAATTATTATTCATTTGTTAAAACAACTGATGCTGTGCCGCCATTTATTACTAACACTAGAATCTACAGTTGTCTTTTAATCAAGAATGACATTCCGTATCGGTGGAGAGGCAGATATAACGAAGACACCGATCTTTCATTAAGAGTCTTGAAAGACGGTTTATGCACAATTCAGTTCAATGCGTTTTTACAGGGGAAAGTGACAACTCAAAGAATGTCCGGAGGCAACACCGAAGAATTTTATAAAACTGACGGCACAAAAGACAAAAGCCAAATGTTGGCCGAAATGCATCCAGATGTTGCTAAAGTAGTCTGGCGTTTTAACCGTTGGCATCATCACGTTGACTATCGCCCGTTTAAAAAAAACCAACTAAAAATTGATTCTAGTTTTATGCCACGGCAGAAGACAAATAATTACGGGATGACCTTGCGCAAAATATGTTGAGGAAGTATCAACAAAGAGCCATTGATCAACTATACGACTGGTTCCGCGCTAACAAGTACGGCAACCCATGCATCGTGTTGCCAACCGGCAGTGGCAAGTCGCACGTTGTCGCGGCTATATGTAAGGATGCCGTAGAAAACTGGCCCGAGACTCAAGTCTTAATGGTTACTCATGTAAAAGAGTTGATTGAGCAGAACGCAGAAAAAATGTTACTGCACTGGCCAGATGCGCCTTTAGGAATATATAGCGCAGGAATTGGGCGTAAAGAACTCCATCAGCAAATCACATTTGCCGGAGTTCAGTCTATCAGAAACAAGGCCACCGACATAGGTCACATTGATCTCATGATCGTCGATGAGGCGCACCTGATATCGCATAACACTGACACCAGCTACCGCAAGCTGATCCATTATCTCAAGATGATTAATCCAGCCATGCGAGTGATTGGCCTGACCGCAACTCCGTACCGATTGGGGCATGGCATGATAACTGACAAGCCCGGGATATTTGACGCGCTAATTG